CGGCATTGACCCCCGGGCGATGCCCGCCTGGTCCGGATCACCAATCTTCGGCTGACGCTGCGAACCTCAGCCGGATGACATTCCGATCATAATTGCAACAGAGAGTATGACGGGCAATCATGACCGAGCTTCTGCTTGGCTGGATAAAATTCAGGCAGTTCGAGATACCCGACGGTATCAACTTTGGCGGGCGCCAAAGATTGAGCATCCACAGATTGGGCAACGGCGGGCGCGTTGTTGATCTTCTCGGGGCTGACGACGCCGATATTTCGTTCTGCGGCACATTCTCCGGGTCGGATGCAACCACCCGCGCCCGTATGATCGACCAATGGCGCATTGCCGGTGCCGTCTTGCCCCTTACTTGGGACGGATTCTTCTACTCGGTTACCCTGCGTAGCTTCACCGCGGACTACCGAAACCGATCGTGGATCCCATACAGCGTGGACTGTACGATTATTTCGGACGCAGCGCAGCAGGCATGGCTCGATCCGTTGGACCTGCCGACCTCCCTGGCAAATGACATGGAAGCGGCGATAGCGACAGCCACGCCTGTCGGTTTCGATCTGTCCGAACTGGGAACCGCAGTTGCGATGCCTCAAGCCATTCTGCCTCGTTCTTCGGCGAATCAGGTCGCCATTGCAGCCGTTCGAAGGGCTGATCAATCGGCAACGAGTACGCTCGGAGCAGCGGAAGCCAACCTGTTGAATGCTCCCCTCTCGGGAGTGCAGGGCGGCCCGCTGGCCGCACAATTGGATCAGGCCGTGAATTCAACCCGCACCCTCGGCATGCTGACGACAGCGCAAGGATACATCCGCCGGGTCGGCATGAGTCTGGCGGAGGTAGGATCATGACTATGCGCCCAGTGCTGATCGAGAACGGTAATTTATACGCTATTGCGGCAAAATACCTGGGTGATGCAACGCAATGGGTCAGGATTGCCGCACTGAATGGTCTCGACGATCCCATGCTGAACGGAATGAGGACACTGCTCATACCCAGCCAAGACACGGCAGCCGGTGGCGGCATTGTTAATCAGTAGACTGGTCGGTGGCGCACGCCGGCCACGCCTGCGGGTTGTCGCAAATGGCGCGATACTCACATCAGCGATCCATGCAAGGGTGATTTCAACAGCGTATTATGCCGCCGATTCATTCTCTGTGACGTTGCCAATCAACGCAGGCCCTTTTACGGGGGCTGACTACTGGTCGTCTTCCGGATCGAATGAGATTGCGGTAGAGTTCAGCATCGACGGCGGCATGACTTTCATGACCGCCATAGAGGGCCTGGTCGACCGCCTTGTACTCGATCCGATATGCGGAACGGCTGTGCTCGAAGGTCGGGATTTCACGTCATATTTCGTTGATACGATACTGCGGGAGCAATACCTCAATCGGAGTGCCAGCGAGATTGCCCAGACTTTCGCGGAAGGTCATGGCCTGGCTCCGTCCGTCACCCCAACGTCCAGGCTTGTCGGACGATATTATCAGGGCAACAGGACTCGCACGACCTTGAGCCGCGATACCACCTGCACGACGGAGTGGGATCTTCTGGTGGCGTTGGCGCGTTTCGAGGACTTTGAGGTTTTCGTCCAGGGCCGGTCGCTGTTTTTCCAACCCCGCCCTCTCGCCCCCAGAGTCGTCTTCGGAATCGATCCAAGCGTGCTCTGTGCTCTCAAGATGGAATATCTCCCATCGATCACGGATGCCTTCGAGGTGAAGGTTCAAAGCTGGAACTCCGAACGTCAGTCTCCAGTGACCAGTGTTGCCTCCTCCAACTCCTCGATCCAGACCGGAGTCACATCCGGAACTGGTGTGCCCTCGAAGAGCTACGTCATCACACGCCCAAATCTTACGATCGAGGAAGCGGAACTCATGGCGGCGCAAGCTCTGCGTGAGATACAGCTGCATCGAAAGATCATCTCGTTGGAGATGCCTGGTGACACCGTTCTGACCCCTCGGCAGGGGATTCAGCTCGGCGGAACGGGAGCCATGTTCGACCAGGTCTACCTGGTTGAGTCCGTCGAGCGCAGTTTCGCGCCGGGCACAGGATTCATCCAGCACGTGCGGGCGGTAGACATCTGACGCCGGCGAACGCGACACGACACGCTGCCTGAGGGGCTCTTTCATGGATCGAATGAACGCGGCAATACGGCTGCAAGCCGGTCTCCTGGATCGCAATCGGGCCTACGCGCGCTACGGCGTTGTCTCCTCGGTCGATCCCCAAACGTATACGGCGCGCGTGGTTTTGCAGCCCGATGGTGTGTTGACCGGCTGGCTTCCTATCCTGTCGCAATGGGTTGGGGCCGGCTGGGGAATGGCCTGCCCGCCGGGCCCCGGCGATCAGGTTCTGATGATCCCGCAGGAAGGCGATGGCGAGCACGGTGTGATCGTCGGGTGTGGCTTTTCGGCGGTACAACCGGCGCCGACCGCGGAAGTGGGAGAACTCTGGCTTGTTCATCAGTCGGGAAGCTCCTTGAAGCTCCTGAATGACGGGACCGTGCGGATCGCGGGAGATCTCCATGTCGACGGCGACATATACGATCGAACAGGGTCGATGGGTCACATGAGAGAGACCTATAACCAGCATACACATCCCTTATTATCAACCAGTTGGACAACGACCCCGATCCCCCAGGAGTAGCTTTCCATGACAGATTTATCATGCAATTGGGGCGAGGATCTCGGGATCGGCCCCACCGGTGATCTTAGTCTGGCAGCAGGACCGACGCAGGTCCAACAGCGCGTGTTGCGGAGACTGCTGACCAACCCGGGGGATTACATCTGGCAAACGGAATATGGCGCAGGCCTGTCAACGTTTGTTGGACATACGGTTTCCAGGTCTGGCCTTCAGGCAATCGTCCGTTCTCAACTTCTGAAGGAAAGCGCAGTGGCGCCGTCCCCTGAGCCACTGATCCAAATAGCTCAGCCAGAACAACAGCAATTCGGCCGGCTCGACGTAACGATCGAATATGTGAATGCCGCCGATTCTACGACGTCCGTCATGTCGGTGCCGATAAGCGAGTAGTCATGCAACTTTCACTTCGGACATTCTCGCAGCTTCTGCAGGATATGGGCGCTGTCGTCCAAGGATCAGCCACGCGGTTGATCGATCTGTCAGTAGGGTCGGTCCTGCGGTCGATACTGGAGGCCAACGCGTCAGTCGCATTGTGGATACAATGGCTTCTGGTCCTGGTGTTGCAGGCGACGCGGGCATCGACCTCCACGGGCAACGATCTCGACACATGGATGAGTGATTTCACCCTTACCAGGCTCCCCGCCTCATCCGCCACCGCGATCGTGACCTTCTCCCGACTTTCTCCTGCCATCGCAGCCACCATCCCGGCTGGCGCACTCATCAAGACGAATGACGGATCAGCCACGTTTTCTGTGGCAGTAGACACGACCAACGCTGCCTGGTCTGAAACGGCAGGGGGATATCAGCTTCCTGCGGGGACCTCATCGGTGCCCGTGCCCGTGAGCTGCCAGACGGCGGGCAACGTCGGGAACGTGCAGGCCAATACCATTACACTGATGGCAACACCTCTTGTTGGTGTCGACTCGGTAACCAACGCGCTACCGGCAGTCGGAGGCGCCGATGCCGAGACGGACGCAGCCTTCCGGCTTCGTTTTCAGAACTTCATTGGAAGCCGCTCGCGCGCCACCCTGGCTTCGGTCGAATTTGCAATCACCAGCGTGCAGGCGGGCGTTTCCTACCTCATCCAGGAGAATTCCGATGCCGGCGGCAACTATCGACCGGGCTGGTTTCTCGTGATCGTCGATGACGGCTCAGGCTACCCGTCCTCGGAATTGCTCGCATCGATCACGCAAAGCATCGAGACCATGCGTCCCATAGGGTCCGGTTTCTACGTCCAGGCGCCTACCGTCGTCACGGCCGACATTGCCGTCAACCTGACCGTTCAAGCCGGCACATTGCTGAATCAGGTCACCGGTCCAGTGTCGACGGCAATAACCGCCTACATCAACGCTCTTCCCGTGGGGGCTTTTCTGTCAGTTACCCGGCTTATCCAGATCTGCTATGCGGCCAGCAGCGCGATCTCGAACATCAGCAGCATCACCATCAACGGACAGGCGACCGACCTGACACCGCCCACGCACAGCGTCATCAAGGCGGGTTCTGTGGCGGTGACGTAGCATGGTAGGTGATCAGAATGACATGCTTGCCCGCCTGAAGAGTGTTCTTCCGCCGCGGTGGTTTGCAGACAACACGCCAATATTGGATACCGTGCTCGGTGCTATCGCATCCGTGTGGGCGTGGACCTACTGCAATCTTGG